AGACAAACTGCTGAAAGCAGACATCGCCAATAAGCTGGCGGATAAACCAACGAAAAAAGTGAGGATGGAACGCCTGAGCAAGCTCCTGGGCTTTGACTTTACCGTCACGCTGCAGGCCATCGACCCGGAGCGCTACGCCGACATCCAGAAGATGGCCGTCGATTTCACAAGCGGCAGCGCCGAAAATGTCGACATCTACAAGATGCAGACGCAGACGCTCCTCGCGGGCATCGCAGACCCTGACCTTAAGAACAAAGACCTTCTGGAGAAATTCGGTGCATCGATTCCCTCGGACATCATCCGCAAACTGTTCCTCGCTGGCGAGATTGCCGACCTTACGGCACAGATTACGGAACTCAACGGCTACACGACGCAGGACAAGGTGGACAAGGCCGTAAAAAACTAATCCGGACCGATGGCGAGGTGCAGGCGATGTATCTTCTTTTTCGGGAACATCACCTGCTGCCGTCGGAGGTCTTACGATGCGGCTATGGCGAACGGCAGGTGCTGTTTGCCTTTGTTCGCTATGAGATAGAAGAGCGCAATAAAAAAGAATCACCCACTGGCTAGAAAATTTAGCCCGGTCCCCAAGTGGACCCCTAGTGGGTGATTCCTTTAATTTGATTTCTACTCTAGCACAGATGAAGATAGATTACAAGACCGAAGGCGGTTTAATGGAGTAGGCAAAACAAAAGTTTTTTACTTAATTTCCCAGACAACGGTTACTGTATCTGAGGCTTGGATATCATCAGGTTCAATATTTAAATCATAGCTCGTTTTAGGGGCCGCACACACCATGGGTTCCTCTTCGAACTCTATAGGACGTGTTTCAAAACTGACTTTGTTCCAAGAGTAATCGATGGACAGTATTTCTCCTAAGGTAACTTCTGCTGCCGAGGCAAGGATATTTGCTTTTGCTTTTGCATCTTTGACAGCTTTGCCCAGCAGTTGGTTCTTTACTGCTTCGGGGTCTTTTACAGTATAGCTTAAGTGAAATTCAGGGCCCAGAGGGCTGTTGGCTAAGGCATATAAAATTTTCCCCAGTCGTTTGTTATCAGAGTCAAATTCGACTTTTAGCTCGTGTGTGAAACGATAACCGATAAAACGGCGCTTATAGGTACCAGCTTCTTCATAACTTTCCGTTTCGGTGTCTACCGAAAAATGTACCGTCTTCAGGTCCGAAGGATTAAAACCAAACGGTTCCATGAGTCTTCTCAAGACTTCGGTATGCCGGGATGCTTGTTCTAAGGTGGCACTATATTCCGGGTATACTCCAGTCAGCTCAATGGTGATTCTCGTCATATCCGGATGGACTTTTAAATTTCCCTTGCCGGTAACGCGGATGATTCTGCTTTTTTCCATAATCATTCCTCCTAACGTGCGATATGAGAGCTTTCATACTTTTATCTATATGATACTAAAATTTGTGAGGTATTACCAGAAAGCGAGGTGAAACAGCATGGCCAACAATGTCATCGATGCCGCGATTCGTCTGCGGGACTTGTTCACGCCGACCGTGAAGAGTGTCAATGCCAGCCTGGGGTCCATGAAGACGCAGATGGCAGCGGCGAAGCAGTCGGTCAGCGGCTTTTCGGATAAACTGACGGAGCATGAGCGCATCCAGAAGCGGACGGCCAAGAGCATCGAGCAGACGGGCAGCAAGATTTCTGGCCTTTCGGACAAGCTGGCCTTGCTGTCGGCTCCCATTCTGGCGACAGCCACCGCAGGCTTCAAGCTCCACAGCGATTTTGCCAATGGGGTCGCCAAGATCTCGACGCTCGTCGATACGACCGTCGTTTCCATGCAGAAGGTCAGTAATGAAATCCGTGCGGTCAGTGATGAGACGGGCGCGGGCGTAGCGGACCTTTCGGAATCGGTCTATCAGGCCATTTCGGCAGGCGTCGATGCTGCCCATGCCGTAGGTTTTGTCAAAGACATGACGATTGCTGCAAAAGCTGGCTTTACCGACACAACCACCGCCGTTAATGGCGTAACGACCGTTCTCAATGCCTATGGCAAATCAGCAGAAGAAGCGACGGCCATTACGGATCAGATGCTCCTTGCCCAGAACTTCGGCAAGACTTCCTTTGGTGAGATGGCCGAGTCCATGGGCAACGTCATCCCAATTGCCGCACAGCTCAATGTCAGTACGCAGGAACTCTTTGGCTCTATTGCCGTCCTCACGAAGAACGGCATCCGTACGAGTGAGGCCATCACGGGGCTCAAGGCGGCTTACAGCAATATTTTGAAGCCGTCTTCTGAAGCGGCGAAATTAGCACAGTCCCTCGGACTCGAGTTCAATGCAGCTCATCTGCAGAGCGTCGGCTGGGTGAAATTCCTCGGCGAGGTGAAACAGGCAACGGGCGGCAATGCCGAACAGATGGCACAGCTCTTTGGCTCTGTCGAAGCCCTGAACAGTGTTCTTGTCCTCACGGGCAAAGGCGCGGGGGACTTTGACAAAGTCATGAACCAGATGGCTGATTCTGCAGGCATGACGCGGGAAGCGTACGAAAAGATGCTGACACCATCTGAGCAGATGCAGATTGCCATGAATCAATTAAAAAATGCGGGGATGGATTTGGCAGTGTCGTTTACGCCATATTTCAAGGCCATGTCAATGCGCGTCAAGGAACTGGCTGCCTGGTTCCGCACTCTTACGCCGGAACAGAAGGTGCTGATTGGCCAGATAGCCTTTGGCATCGTGACCTTCCAGCTCTTCGGCTCGACGCTTGGCCGTCTCCTTACGGTTGGCGGCAAGGCTTATGGAACATTCAGTTCGATTGCCGCAGGCATCAGTAAGGCGGGGAGCGTGTCGAAATATCTCGCGGTGCAGTTCAAGGGACTCATTCCGGTATTCCGTGGCATCGCCATTGTGGCAAAAGGCATGGGCAGCACATTTCTGACAGTCGGCAGGCTGATCATCACCGTCATTCGTGCAATCGGCGTCGCGGTTCTTGGGAATCCGATTCTTCTCGCTATCACGGTCATCATTGCGGCGCTTTATGCTCTCTGGAGCAACTGGGATACGGTGTCGAGGTACATCGAGCAGGCCATACAGACGGTGTCGGAAGCTGTCGATGCGGGGATGAAATGGCTAAGTTCCACTTGGGACAGCGCGATGAATGGCATCAGCCAGACGGCTTCGAGCATCTGGGAGGGCATCAAAGAAACATTCCGCAGCGGTGTGAACTGGGTGATTGACCGGGTGAACGGACTCATTGCCAGCATCAACGGCCTGTCCATCGACATCCCGTCCCTGACTGGCGGTACGCCGACTCATATAGGATTCAATATTCCGAGTATCAGTCACTTTGAACAGGGCGTCGAGAACTTCCGCGGCGGCTTTGCCGTCATTAACGAGGATCAGCGCGGCGAACTCGTGCATCTGCCAAACGGCAGCACGGTCGTGCCGCATGATGAAAGCATCCGTCAGGCCATGAACGCCGGGGGCGGCGGCATCACCATCCGCATTGATACCATGAACGTTCGCAGTGAACAGGACATTGACGCAGTCGCACAGAAGCTCGCAGAAAAAATCCGTCTGTATGGCATGAACCGCATGAAGGGGGCGCTGGTGTAATGAATGCATTTTTGTCATCGCTCCTGAATGCGATAGGGCAGGCTGCTTCTGAAATGACCATTTCGCTTTCAGCGGGGGCTTCGACCGTGGTGTTTCCCGTCCTGCCATCCGAGCTGATGGTTTCCGTCAGCACAAACCATGGCACGGTCAATATCACCAATTACGGTGATTTCCTCATGCTGGGTAAGACGGGGCTTCGCAGCCTGACCCTTACGGGCTTTTTCCCGGCACAGCGGTATCCTTTTGCGGCATTCATGCAGGAGCCTTATGCGCTCACCGCTCAGCTCGAAACGATGCGCACGGGCGGCGAGGTCTGTCAGCTCACGGTTTCCAATACGCCAATGTCGATGCCCTGCGTCATAGCGTCGCTTTCTTATGGCGAGAAGGACGGCACCGGCGATGTGTATTACGAACTGAAGCTCACGGAGTACCGTTACGCTCAAACGGCAGAAGCGGGCAAGCCGGATGAGAATACGGGCCTCAAGAAGCGGAAGGAAAACTTCTGGCAGAAGTTCCGGAAGAATGTCACCTATTATCCTGGTGACAGTATTGGCAGCGTCCTCGGGCGGGCCGTAGGAAAATCGGTCACCATGAATGACCGGGAGTATTCCAAATTCGATATCTTCCGCAGCATCGTTAGGAGTGGCGGCCTGAAGCCTGGGGATGTCATTGAACTGACGAAGATGAACCTGAAAAGGAATGGTGAAGATGTTCCAATTACAAAAGATGGGAAAGGGTAACGGCGGGAAGTCTTCAGATCTGACCGGCTGCCTGATTTCGGCTGTGTGGTCGGGCGATGTCGAACAGGCCGGACGCAAGCTGGAGTTTGACCTGGCCTGGACAACCAAGGACAAGGCATGGACGAATCTGGCGCTGGAGCTTGGCGACAAGGTGCAGCTTTCTTTCACGGATGAGAAGACGCAGAAGTCTTTCCCGCTTTTTGAAGGAACAATTTTTGCCAGAAGCCGCGAGAGCGCCTCGAGTACCATGCACTTCACAGCCTTTGATGCCATCATCTATCTGGCCAAGTCCCGCATTACGAAGAAGTACAGCAATGTAACGGTGGCCGATGCCATCCGGCAGACCATCAACGATTTCCATATCGCACCGGGCTCGTTTCCCAACCTGTCCGTGGTGTGCAATTTCATCGCCGACGATATCTCCGCGACCGAAGCGATCAAGCAGGCGCTTTCTTTCCAGTCGGCGCAGGACAACAAAGGCTATCACATCTACATGACCAATGGGAAGCTGAATGTGGTCTGCATGAACGACCAGGTGGTGGAGAAATTCCTGCTCAGCGATAAAACAAATCTGACTGGGGCCTCGGCTGCCGAATCCATCGAGGATATGGTTTCCAAGGTCGTGGTGGTGGACAGCACAGGCCAGGTGAAGGGCGAAATGCCCAATCAAGCGGATATCGATAAGTTCGGCCTGATTCAGGCCATCTGCAAGTCCGACCCGAAGCAGGACGATGCTTCGCAGGCCCGCAGTATGCTGAAGACCGTAGCCCATGATATGTCAGTCAAGGCCATTGGTCAGATTCAGTGTATTGCGGGTTTTTCCGTGGATGTGCAGGAAGAACAGCTCAAAGGCCGCTTCTTCATCAAGAGCGACAGTCATACGATCGAGAACAACCAGCACACCATGGAACTTCACTTGGTCTTTCATCAGTTTCTGGATGCACAGAAGAAGGAACTGGACAGCGCCAGCTACAATGCCAATCCGGATTATGTCCCGCCAAAAGACACGCCGGCAAGCGCCGGAACTGCAGCGGGCGGAGAAAGAGCAGGGGACAGCGTAGTGGATGAATGTCTGTCAAGCTTTGACGGCACTGTTTCGCCTTACGGCAGCAACGGCTGTGTCGATCGCGCGACCATTGCCGCTGCCGGCTATTCGCCTTTTGCCGCGCAGGAATACAACAATGGCGTCAAGGGCTGCGACCAGCTTCGTGCCGATGCCGAGGCGCAGGGGCTGACTGTGCCGTATGACCCGTCACAGCTCGAGAAAGGCGATATCATCATGTACAACCGCTACAGCAAGCCGGACCCGAACTGGCATGTCGTAGTCTATGACGGCAACGGTGGCTGCTGGGGCAACAGCTCAAATGTCTATGGCTGTTTCCATCATTATGAAGGCAACATTGACATGGGCAGCGACTATTATCCGGCAACCATCATCAAAACCTCGAGGGGGTGAGCGCGTGCAGAAAAATCCATATATCAGCCTGCTGAATCTGATGGAAGGCATCAGCCGAGGGTGCAACAGCCCCAGTATCCAGATTGGAGAAATCCTTGTATCGCCGCCCGAAATCCAGGTCCTTTATCACGGAATCATCCTGACGAAAGAAGAACTCTGGATTTCCCGCTATCTGCTGGCTGATTACGACCGGACGGCCAAAGGCCATCTGAAATCAGCCACGCAGGACCGTTCTGGCGGCAGCGGTGATTCCTCGTATGAGTCACATAATCACGACATCGACAATGACTATACCGATTCCGTCATCTACACCGATACGCTGAAGCCGGGGATGTTTGTGGCCATCATGCCCATGTTCCTGAACGGCAAGGTGCAGCAGTACATCATCCTGGACGAGATTGTGAGGCTGGATAACCATGGCTGACCCATTTGTAAGCATCAGTACAGAGTCTGCGGCAGATAAGGCGAGTCTGCCTGTCTTTACCGAGTATGCCTATGATTTCGACCACCAGTGTTTCCGTTATGATACAAGCGGCAAACACATCACGGTGACGGAGAACGAGGCGCTGAAGATTTGGATTTATAAAGCGCTGCTCACAGAACGCGGGCGGTATCTTGCCTATCATGACAATTACGGCATCACCATCGAACCGTATCAGGGTACGACGCCAAACACCGCGTACACGGCAGACCAAGTGCGGCAGAACATCCGGGAAGGGCTGGAAGTGAATCCCTACATTGAGCGCATCAACAGCATCACGGTGGAGAAGCGGGAACGGGATGATCTCTTCATTCTGGTCGATGTCACCACGATTTACGATGAGACCAGCCTGACCGTAAGCGCAGGAAGGAGGACCTGATGGCAGAACTATTTGACGCACAGACGAAAGACACGATCGAAGAACGCATGGCCCAGACCTTGAAAACGGTCACGGGGTCCGACAAAAGCACCGTGGAAGGCACGTTCTCCCGCGACCTCATCGATACGAATGCCGTCGAGTTCGAGAACAGCTATGCCGAGATGGCCCTGCTGCGCGATGCGGCTTTTGCCGAAACTTCCTGGGGTGAGTATCTGACGCTTCGCGCCAGCGAGTTCGGCATCGACCGCAAGCAGGCGGTCAAGGCCAAAGGGCATGTGACGGTGACGGGAAGCGGCGGCTCCTATATCATCAAGAAAAGCCTGTTCCAGACACCGGAAGGCGTGTGCTTCTATACTACAGAAGAAGCCATGATTCCCCTTGCGAAAAAATCCGTCACAATACCCATCGAAGCGGCAGAAGCGGGAACTTCCGGCAATGTGGATGCAGGGCTGATCACCGAAATTCCATATTCCATTCCAGGCATCTACACAGTGACTAATGCGGAAGCCTGCACCGATGGAGCGGATGAAGAAACGGATGAAGCCCTTTTAGAGCGCCTGCTCTTTAAGGTCCGTCAGCCGATTACGTCCGGCAATGCCAATCATTACCGCTATTGGGCCATGAGCGTGGATGGCGTAGGCAACTGCAAAGTCCTGCCGCTCTGGAACGGCAATGGCACGGTCAAGGTCATCATCGTCACCACTGAAAATACGCCGGCGTCGAACGAGCTGATAGAAGATGTTGCGGCCTATATTGAAGAAAGGCGGCCCATCGGGGCTACGGTCACCGTGGTTTCGCCAAAGCTTCTGTCTATCGATATCACAGCGGTCATCTACGGCAAAGCCGATACGGAAGCCGTGAAAAAAGCCATCACCGCTTACCTCAAGAAAGACGGGTTTCGCCTGTCCTATGTCAGCATTGCCCATATTGGCAAGATGCTCCTGGAAGTGGATGGCATTACGGATTATGACGCTCTGCAGCTGAACGGTCAGGAACGGAACATCCCGCTGACCAGTGAGCAGCTCCCTGTGGTCGGAAAGGTGGTCCTGCGCCATGCCGAAGAATGACTGGATGCGGCAGGGGGCCATTGATGTGATGCGCTACCTGCCGGGTTATCTCAAAAAGGAGCCGCGCTTTAAGGCAACTGCGGATACCTGCAGCACGGAGCATGACCGGCTTCGCCTGGCGCTGCAGGATCTCGCAAATAATTTCTTTGTGCGAAGTGCGACCTGGGCTGTTCCGTTGTTTGAATCCTTCTTGGCGCTGAAGCCAAATCCAGAGGATACGGACGAGGTGCGGAAGAAACGGATTCTGCTGGCCTTTCAGGGAACGGAGACAAGTACCGTAGAGCGAATGAACCGCATCGTGAATTTCTTTACCAAGGGCCGCGTTGAAGAACATAACGAGGAATATTATTTTCTGGTCTGTGCGCTTTTTATGGATGAGAGCCATTTCAGTGCCCTGATGGAATCCTTGGAGACGTATAAGCCGGCACATCTTGGCATCGCCATGAAACTCAGCGGTGTCATCAATCAGACGTTGCACCTTGGCATTGGCAATCGCATCGCCCATCACATCGTCGTTTATCCGCAGACCATGCGGCGGGAGAGCAGCGAAACGACTCTTTATGTAGCGGTCACTGCAACTTTTACGGAAGAAATCACATTGGAGGAGCAATGATATGGCACTATGGAATAAATACATCGTCACCGATGTCGGACGGGCGCTTCTGGCCCGTTCCATCGCGCATCAGACAGAAATGCGCATCAGCGGGATCTCAACCAGTGCGAAAAGCTATTCTGCCGATGTGTTGGATTCGCTGACGGCCCTTGAAGATATCCGGCAGAGCTTTCCCGTGGTATCGGAAGAAGTCGTGAATCGCTCCACTGTCAAGGTGACGGCAAATATCACCAATAAAGATCTGGCAGAAGGTTACAATCTGACGACGCTTGGCGTGTATGCCACGGGCTATGACAGTGTGGAGCCAGTCCTATTTGCCGTGAGTGTTGCGGAAAAACCGGACTTTCTGGAAGCCGGACAGAACGGCATGATTCGAAGTATCCTGACCAGCATTTATCTCAAGACGGACAATGCAGAAGACATTTCCATCCAGGTGGATATGGATGCCTATGTAACAAAGTCCCTCCTGGCGCAGGTCAAAGAAGAACTCCTGAATCTCAGCCATCCGATTGGCAGCGTGTACATCAGCATGAATGATACCCATCCAGCTACATTGTTTGGCGGGACCTGGGAAGCGCTGCCGGCAGGCCGCGTTCTTCTGGGACAGGGGCAGGCCGAAAGCGGCACGGTGTATCAGGCAGGAATTAAAGGCGGTGCGGAAAGCCACAAGCTCAGTGTTGCCGAGATGCCTCGCCACAGCCATCCGGGCAGTACGCAGAATGCCGATATTTCCGGTGATTTCCGTACACGCTCGAATACATTCTATGGCAAAGGCGCCGACAGTATCCTTGGCCGTGGCGTGACGACACGCGGACGATTTTCCGTCACGCAGTCGGGCCTGCGTTCGGAAGGCAACGCGGATGACAACCGCACCGAGTATATCTGCCATTTTGACGGCAATCACAGTCACGGTCTTTCCATTGAGGAGACGGGCGGCGGCCAGGCACACAGCATCATGCAGCCGTATCTGGTCGCCTATATGTGGCGCAGGACAGCTTAAGGGGGTGACGGAATATGGCTTATTTCAGCAGCGGCTATCTGCTGACGAAACTTGGAGAAACCTTGCATGCCAAGGTCGAAGCCGGTGCAACGCTGACGCTCACCAAAATGCAGCTTGGCTCCGGGAAAACGGTGAGCATGGCCGATTATTATAATCGGAACAGTCTTCTGGAACCGAAGAACGATGTGGAGATCGTGACGATCGCCCCGGATATCACGGGGGACAAGAGCATCTGCAAACTGACGGGGTCGCTCATGAACGAGTCGGTTGAGGAAGGTTACGAAGCAAGGGAATTAGGCATCTTTGCCAAGGACACTAGCGGCGGTGAAATTCTCTACGCGGTCTCTTATGACGAAGAACCGACGTACATCCCAGGCAAGAACGCGGGTTCCGAGATTGAGCTGAACTTTGATGTGTACATCGCCATCAGTTCCGATACGAAGGTCACCATCAAGCAGCTCACCCTGCCGGAATCCATGCGGGATGCCATGAATCAGGCCGCAAAGTCGGCAGCAGAAGCCGCTGCCGAAGCAAGGAGAGCCAAGGATGCGCTTGCCGCCATGCAAACGCTTTCGAGTGCCGAGGTACAGGAAATCTTAGAGGAATGTGGTTTTACGGGAGGGGGAACAGCGAGTGGAACGTAATCAGAAGCTTCTGGACGGTGAAGGATTGCTGGCTGTGCTGAAAGCCGTCAAAAGCCAGCGCGGCGGTGGCGGCCAGACCATTGTCACGGGCGGTGATGTCCGGACTTATGCGACTATCGATGATCTCTACTATAACGGAACAGCGGGGCTTGCCGAAGGGACGGAATTCAAGACCGCAGGCTATTACCATGCCGGAGATGGCGGCGGCGCACATTACATGGCCAAGTACCTCTACAATCCGTCCGCTTATCCCTGGGCTATTGATATGGGGGAGATTGAAGAAACAGCCTATGAGGTTGTACTGAAAGCAGACGGGACGCCGCAGACGGATGCCGAAACTGGCGCGTACATCCTGAAAAAGGACAGCAGCGGCAATCCCATCCCGCTGCTCGACAGCGCGGGCAAGCCTAAGAAGAAGCATCTTTATGCCTGCATCACAGATACGACCGTGAATTATGCCCAGTTTGGCGCCAAACTGGATGGCACGACAGACGATTACCAGTCAATCTATTTGTGCCATAAATATCAGCATGACAATTACACCATTGAGCCGCTCTCCGAACGCCGGCATTATTATATTCGCGTAGAAAATCATCATGGCATCATTCATAAAGATAACAATGAGCCCATCCAGTGCTGCGGGAACATCGACCTGAGCGGTTCACAGCTTCTGGTGACGGATAAGAATGCGGCCTGGTACGGCTTTTACCTCTGGGGCGATAACGAGGAAGATTACCTTTCTTATGAACCGACCCAGGACGTACGCGATACCTTTCAGCAGGACTCTTTCGTTATCAAGAACGATGAGGGCTACAGCAGCGTCAGGCCGAACTCTCTGATCTTCCTGAAGGAAACGCCGTATGCCGTCCGTGATGACGGCGGTTACCTTTACTCCGAACCGCGCTACGAACTGCTCCTGCACACGATGGATGGCATCCTTTCATCGCCATTCACCTATGACTGGACGAAACCGGGCGGCCTTGAAATCCAGTCCACGGTCAGCGATTATGACAGCCATGCAACGTCAGCCAGTGTCGTAAGCTCGCAGTTCTCGTCCTCGTACACCCGCCTGCCTGCGACGCATTACCATTTCATCGGCTGCGCGGTCAAGCTGTCCGTGAGCAGCCAGAAATACTGCACTGTCCTCTGGTGCAAATGCCATAACGCACATATTTCGGGTTTTACCTTCGAGCCGGACCCCGCTCAGCTCCATAATAAGGTCTTCAAGAATTCGATGATCTACATCTGGGGCTGCTATAATGTCGAGATTTCCGGGATTGCAGGCTTCAATGCCGCAGGCAAAAAAGAAGGCAGCGAGAACGGCACTTCAGGCTACGTCATTCGCGTGACCAACTGTCTTTCCGTACACATGCATGATATTTCCGTCCAGGGGTATTGGGGCGCGACGGCGATGAACTGCGTCAAGGATATCCACATCGAGCGGGTCAGCATCAATCGCCTAGATATCCATAATTATTTCTACAATCTCTTCATCGACCAGTGCAATCTCTATAACCATGCCATCCAGACCGGCGAGGGCAGGGGCATCGTCCAGGTGACAAACTCGAATTTCTACGTCAACAAAATCGACGCGGACAGCTACCCCAATGCTCATTTGCTCGAATTCAACTTGACCTATGGGCGAATCTTCGAGGGCTCCGTTCTGGTGCAGAACTGCAATGTCTATCTGCGCGACCCCGATGGCAATGAATTTGATGTGTGCAAGATTGAGTTTTCGCCAGAAGCCGTTTCGACTCTGCCAAGCTATAAATTCCCCGAAGTGACCATCCGCGACTGCTCGTTCTGGAGCTATCAGCCAGATACCTATCTGGTGTACTTCATGATTGCCGGCACCAGAAACTGCAAGACGGCGATGTCGGGGCCGACCAACATCACGGGATATACCCGCGATACGGGCAACGACGCCAAGGGAACGCTCGTCTGGAAATACCTCGGGCGCGGCATCGACTGGACGGCCAATCAGGAAAGCAGCACACGCTCGGTGGTCAAGGGGCAGTTCATCCGTACGTACAAGAACTTCCTCGACACAGATGGAAAAACTTCCTTCTATGACTATCAGTATTTCCTCATTACGCAGGCCGGCACGCTGCCAGAAATCACGGATGCCAATAAGCCGACCGATACGACGGGCGCAGAATTCACCATCGGCACAGCGAAAGCCAAGGCTGTTGACCGGCATGCCTGGGAAGCAAATCGCGCTTATAGCGCAGGCGATTACTGCTTTACCGAGAATTCTTCCTGGTTCCCGCTTTACTGCTACGAATGTACCGCAGCCGGCACCTCGAACGGCTATCGGCCAGTCCACACGACGGGAACGGTCATCGAGGGCATCGACCAGTATCCGCAGGAACAGGATTCCTGCTGGTGGGAGCATGTTGGCACCATGGCGTCCTTCGTCACGAAAACGTTCCAGCCGGAGATGGAAGTCGAAAGCGGCGACATTCTGTATGCGGGCGACCGCCTGTATCAGGTCATTACCAAGGGCAAGCTCAAAGATACCCCGCCTATGGATACGCCATGGCTCGGCAAATTCTCCGAAGGCACCGCTACCTTGAGCTTTATCGGCCGGAACTGGCAGCCAAAGGCATGGTGGGCGGCAGGGGCATACTGCATTTCGTATGCTTCCGATGGTATTCCGCATATCTATAAGCTGGTCAAACATGACGGCATCACATCAGGCGCTATTCCCATCCCTGGCAGCGGCCGTGTCGTGGATGGAGATATGATCTGGCAGCACACGGACAAGGCGGCAACGAAGCAGTGGAGCGCCAATACGCAGTTCTACAAGGGCGATATCGTTTCGCATGACAGCCGCAGCTACCAGTGTATCTTTGACGGGCGGCTGGAGCTGCCGCACCGCACGGTGCTGGAGAATATCGCGACCAACATGAAACAGGGGGATGTATTTGACTTCTGGCACGATACGTCTGGCGGGACGGACATCCCGACCTGGACGGACAGCACTTGGCGAATCGAGCTTAAAGATGTAGAAGTGAAACGGTTCCGTCAGTTCAAGAATGGCTATTTCTGTCACAGCGGTAATCCGCAGCCTATCATCATCGACAGCACCCATGCGGCAAGTGATATCAAGACAGTGAGCGAGAGCAGTTCATCTGACAGCGGCGGAAGTTCGTCTGGCAGCAGCGGCAATACCTCGGGTGACAGCAGCGGAACTTCTGGCAATGGCGGGAATACTTCCGGCGGCGGCTCCAGCAGCAACACGCCTGCCGACAGTGGTACAGAAACAGATGTCAGCAGCATGACGAGGCTGGATACCTATACCGGCAGCGCCGACGCATCCGGCAAAATCTCCGCGTACACCTTCACGAAATTCAAGACGATACCGAACAACACAACGGTCCATTTCAAGGCTGTGCTGTTCTGTCCGACTGGCGTTTCGGTCGGCAATGGCGGCAAGGACTATGCTGTTTCGGATTTTGCTACGGGCCGCGCCTGGGGCAATGCCAATCAGTACAGCAAGCTGGCCGTGAAGACGGTGACGGGAGGAACGAACTACATTCTGGACTGGGATGAAGCCATCGCAGTCAAGGATACCGACAAAGTGACCGAGGATGATTTGGCCAAGGGCACCGTCACCTACTACTGCTGCACGGAAATCAACCTCACGGGCGACAGTACGCAGTACAAAAATGCCACGCTGACCGTTTCGGCCTACAAACCATAAGAAGGAGAGAAGCATAGATGGATATTGATACCCTGGAAAAACTGCTGGCCATCGGAGCAAGCCTGGGGCTTTTTCTGCTCTGGATTGTTCATACCATTGTGGCGCCCATTCAGACGGCGCTCAGCCAGCTTAACGAGAGCATCGACAAGCTGGAAAAGACAATCCGGGAGGAGCAGAACCGCCGCGCAAGCATTGAGCTGAAGCTGCAGTCCATCGGCGACCGGGAAAAAGAGAGCGTTCGCCGTATCGAGGAAATTGAAGATCTGCTGAAGCAAAGGATGTGAGCATATGCAGTTCGACAAACTGAATCTCATTGATGCCATGGTCATCATCGGGCTGGTCACAGCCTTGATTTTGGCCATTTTTTATAACCTGAACGAGCTGGCCATGTCCATTGCGTCCGGTCTGCTCGGCTATATTGGCGGCACGGTGAAGACCGCCGCTCATCAGAAAGGGGACGAGAAACCATGAAAGTTTTCCTGAATCCGGGCCACGCGCCAAATGGCCGTCCTGACCCAGGAGCCGTGAATGGCGAGACAGGGCTGCGCGAGTGTGATGTGGCTCTGGCCGTAGGAGAGGCTGCAGAACACTACCTGAATGCCGCTGGCGTAGAAACGGAGCTGCTTCAGAGCAATAGTCTGTCTGCCATTTGCGAGGCGGCCAATTGCAGTGATGCGGATATCTTCGTATCCATTCATTGCAACGCTGCCGCGGCGGAAGAAGCGAACGGCACAGAGACATGGGCCTGCGCTGGCAGCTATCGCGGCAGCATGCTGGCAAAATGCATCCAGAGCCAGATTGTCGATGCCTTGGGAACGACTGACCGTGGTGTGAAGATCGCCACGCCCGGCATCAACGGACTCTATGTCCTCACGAATACAGATATGCCGGCCGTTCTTGTGGAGCTGGGATTCATCAGCAATCCGGGCGATACGGACATTCTGGCGAACGCCCAGGATGATCTTGCCAGGGCCGTGGCGCGTGGCATCACCGATTACGAACAACTGCTTGAGGGAGGGAACTAAACATGAATCGTGATGAAATCAAGAAGACCGTAGCCGAGACGGTTGTATCTTTTGCCAAGGAAGAAGCCGAAGCCGCCATCAAGGCCATTGACCTTGATGATGTGCAGCAGCTCGTCGAAGCGCAGATGAAGAATCTCACCGACCCGCTGGAGTCTGAAATCCAGACGACCACGAGCTGGTGGGTCAAGATTCGCAACCGTCTCTACATCACCATGATGCAGCGGGCGGTCAAGACTATCGTAGCGGACGTAAAACAGAAGATTGCATGAGAAAAGCCGGTATGGGACATCGGGGCGGATGTTCCATACCGGCTTTTTTGTTTGCAGGCACTTGTGTCAAATGGTAGAGGAAGAAGGACATCCGAAGAAGAATGACCAGATGTTTAAGACCATCGGTCAGGTGACGCTGGAGCGTGACTTTCTTCAGGACTTCTTTCGCCAAAATGGAAAAGCAATCCAAAGTGTCGATTTGGACAATGAAATTGATTTTTTTATTAGATTCAAAGGATGCTTATGGAAAATATAAGCATTTTTTGATATAATAAAACGTATCCAATATCTACAGCAGTTTACAGCTTTTGAGACATAATAAAATCACGTAGCCCCTGCTGGTGTATAATAGATTCACCACAAACCAAACACGAGAGGTGCTACGTGATGTCTCAATTATACACCAGTCAGTCAACAGTTGACAAACTCTTGACGATTTTTTCTTCCTTGTTTCTCGCTGCAACGAGACCGACGCGCCATTTGCTGGCGTGGCTTCTCATTGCTCAGCTGGCTCTGGAGTCGGCTTCGTCGGTGCGCTGCCTGTTCCGGCAGTTCCTGTCGAAGCAGACGGACGCATCGCTCAACAGCTATTACCGTGCCCTCAGCAACGGGCTTGTCACAGATGCATCCATTCGCCAGGCCTTGACGCTGCGGGCGCTTGCCATAGTGCCAGAGGCACTGCGGCAGGAGCCTATCCTGCTCAGCGTGGACGACACGTCCATTGCCAAGTGGGGCAAGCACTTCGACGGTGTAGGGATCCTGTACGACCACGCCAAACACGATGGCAAGTCCTATTTCAATGGCCATGCATTTGTCAGCTTGACGATGAGCGTGCCGGTCCTCCATGAGAACGCAGGCAAGCAGCAGATCCGTTATATCGCGGTGCCGATTGGCTACGTCATGAGCAACGGCGAAGCCTCGAAGCTGACGCTTGCCTGCCAGCTTCTCGATGAAGTCATGCCAATCCTTGAAAAACGCCAGGTCATCCTGCTCTTCGACAGCTGGTATGCCAAGCGTGAGCTGCTCGCGCATGCACTCCGCTACCCGAATCTCAACGTGATCTGCAATGCACGTCATGATACGGCAATGTTCGAGCTGCCGGATTCGACGGCAGGCCGCCGCGGCCGTCCACCGAAGTATGGCAAGCGGCTGATGCTGGACGAGATTGTCGATGATCTCACAAATTACCTTTGTCGGATGGACGACTATTTTGTCGCCCACCGTCTAGTGAAGACACGCATCTTTGGTGACCGTACCGTCCATGCCTATGTGACGCTGAGCAAGAGCGGCTCATACCGTCTCTTTTTCAGCACCGTAGATCCGATGGCCCTGCACATGAGCATTGCCTGGCAGGAGAACAAGACGCTCCGCAACACCAGCTCCAAGCATATGGCGATTTACCCGCTTAAGCTCTACAAACTCCGCTGGGGCATTGAGACGAACTACTACGAGCAGAAGATGTTCTGGGAGCTCGGCAGCTACAAAGTTCGCACGAAGACTGCGATTGAGCACCTGCTGAACCTGACGAACGCTGGGCACGCTCTCATGAAGATCCTGCCGTACGAGGACGAGAAGCTGAGCGCCTACCGGGACAAGAGCCCGCAGGAGCTGCGGCACGCGCTGAGTCAGCAGATCCACAAGGAAGTATTTTTCGCCACTTTGGTGTCCAAAGCCCAAAGTAGCATAAATTCAAGCGCTCTGCTCAAAGCCTTGCAAGCCTTGGCTTGGGGCGATGGGCAAGCGGCTTAAAAGCTGTAAACTGCTGAATATCTATTAAATAGCTATAAATTCAATATTTAATATCCATAGAAACATATTTCCAGGAGGATTTGTTCATGGAAGAAAAAAATATTACGGCTCCTGCAAATAATCAGTCTGCGCAGGCATCAGAGGATGCAAGAGCAACATCTCTTGTTTCCATGACAAAAAAGGATAAGGAGTATCTCTCTGCAGTCGCGAAAGCACATGGACTTTCTTTGTCGGCATTTTTCAGATTGGCTGCAGAAGAGTACATCAAGAATCATGAATGGTAAGGTGGGGTTCTATGGGTGAATTTATTAACGGTGAGTGTCTGGAAGAAATGAAAAAGCTTCCTGACAACAGTATTGATTTTATTGTTACGTCACCGCCATATGCGGATCAGGTAAAAGACTATGGAGATACCGGAAAAAGCGTAAAAATTAAGCCTTCAAGGTTTGACGATTGGTTCTTACCTAGAGCGAAAGAAATGTATCGTATTTTGAAGCCAACCGGAAGCTTTGTCTTGAATATCAATGACAAGTTGGATGGTAAATATCAGAGCCTCTTTGTGTTTAAGCTGGTTGTTCTTTTATCAGAGAGGATTGGCTTTCATCTTGTAAGAGATTACATTTGGTATAATCCAGCAACTCCTCCAAATGTATTTTCGAGAGGAACCATGGGGCGAACAAAGAAGTCTCATGAATATTGCTTCTGGTTCAGTAAGTCGGATGAATGGACCTTTCATATGGATCCGATTAGAAAACCATACAGCGACAGAATGGAAGAACTGTTTAAGGCGCCTGCTCAGGGTACTCGTGAAGCGAATACACGTCCTTCTAGGCATAATTTTGATCTGTCCCGTCCATGGAAAAATAATGGCGGTGCTGATCCTGGAAG